TCAACAGAACGTTCAAGCTTTAACCCAATTAAGCAATGTCTTAAAAAGGATTTCTGCAACAGATCCAAACGCTGAAAGGTTCGAAGCCTTGCAAGGGCGAATCATGCAAATGCAAAGTCGAAATTTGCAGGCGCTAAAAGCTTTGCCGAAGGAAACTCTAAGTGACATTAAGTTTCCAGAGCTAACGGTTGGCACGACCAATGTCCGTGGTGGTCGCACGGGCACAGGCAAAACTGAAACAGAACAGCAGAAGCGACTGCTTGAGATGGCACAACTTGCCGCAACAATAGAGCAGGAAGCTTTAGCGACACAAGAGCTCAAACGCCAAGCTTACGAAGATCAATTTCGCAGCATCGACGATCGCAGAGCGGTACTGGAAGGCATTTTGAGAGGCAATGAGCAAGAAGTTAGAAACGCAAACCTTTTGCGCGACTTGATTCGAGAACACGGAGAGGGAAAAGGCAAAATTTTGTATCAGAACGAATTAAATGTTCAGCAGCTTGAAGAGCAAATTAAAAAGCAAAACGAATTGCGAGAAGCGCAAAAGGCCGCTGCTGCTGAAATGGATCAGCTTTATGGCGCAATTGGCGATTCAATCAAAACAGGTGTGGTTGACTCGTTGACCGCTGCAGTTGAAGGTACGAAGTCGCTCGCTGAAGTCGCCTCTGACACGTTGAGAAGCCTTGCCAACATCCTGCTGAAATTCGGCCTGCAAACCTTCTTGGGCGGCCTCGGAGGTGGCGATCCAAACAACATTTTCACCAAGCTTTTTGGCGGTGGCAGAGCCTCTGGCGGCACCGTTAAGGCTGGCACTTCATACCTTGTAGGTGAACGTGGCCCTGAGCTGTTTACGCCTGGTCGTAGCGGCAGCATCGCGCCAAACAACGCAATGGGAGGCTCTAACATTGTGGTGAACGTTGATGCATCTGGATCACAAGCCCAAGGCGACAGCCAACGCGGCAAACAACTTGGCGCTGCAATCGGTGCAGCTGTCCAAGCTGAGCTGATCAAACAGAAGCGACCTGGAGGACTACTGGCAAGCTAATGGCTACTTTTGACGATCTAGGCGTAGGCACCACTACGGGTGGAACGACACCTACTTACGGCGCTTCAAAGCGCAGCCAGCCTAAAGTGCGGATTGCGCAGTTTGGCAGTGGCTACAGCCAGCGCACCACCTTTGGCTTGAATCAAAATCCAAAGGTTTGGAATCTGACCTGGAACGTATCCGAGACTGATGCGGATGCAATTGAAACTTTTTTAGATGCTAGAGGCGGCCAGGAAAAGTTTGAATGGACGCCGTTAGATGATACGACAGAGTACAAGTGGATCTGCCCGGAATGGGAAAAATCGATTCCGTACCTTAACCGCGCTACCATTACTGCAACTTTTGTCCAGGTGTTTGAAGCATGAGCACACCACAGAAGATTCAGGAGCAGCTTCAGTCCCTGGAGCCGTCAGCGATCATCGAGTTGTTTGAACTTGAGCTGACCCAAGCGGTTAACGGTATTGATCAGACTTACTACTACCATGCCGGAACGAATGAGCTGATTGCAGACATTGTCTTTGCAGGCAAAACTTACAGCGCCTATCCAATTGAGGCTGATGGTTTTGAGGTGACGTCAAAGGGCACGCTGCCTCGTCCATCAATGCGGATCGCCAACGCAAATAATGCAATTTCTGCATTAATCGTGCTCTACAACCCACTGCAGGCCAAGGTTACGCGCATCAGAACCTGTAAGAAATTTCTAGATGCTGTCAACTTTTCAGGTGGCAACGCAACTGCAGATCCCACAGCAAAATTTGAAGACGAAATCTGGTATATCGATCGAGTCGCCAATGAAAACCCGCAACTGGTTGAGTTTGAACTAACCAGTAAACTAGACCTTACAAATCTTGCACTACCGCGACGCCAAGTGCTGGAACATTGCCCTTGGAAATATCGCGGAGCTGAATGTGGTTATACGGGCACAGCGTATTTTGACCTTAACGACACGGCAACGACCAAAGCAAACGATCAATGCGCCAAGCGTTACACCAGCTGCGCTAAGCGATTTCGTAGAGGGAAACTACCGTTTGGAGGCTTTCCAGGTGCCCGACTTCAGATGTGAGGCAGAGGCTCATGCCACAAGAGAATTACCACGAGAAGCGTGTGGCGTTGTGGTGGCAGGTCGTTACATACCTTGCCGTAATATCGCTGATCATCCTGAGCAAGACTTTGTCTTGAATCCTGTCGACTATGCACGCGCTGCATTGACCGGAAAAATCGAAGCTATCGTCCACTCACACCCTATGGGTGGAACGGCCAGCCCAGCAGATCGCTCAGCGTGCCAGCAGACCAAACTGCCTTGGCACATTTATTCCATGCCAGATCAACGATGGTCAACTATCAATCCTTGCTAGGCCGCCAGTGGGATTATGGCGTCAACGATTGCTTTTCGCTGGTGCGTGAATGGTACAAGCTGCAGGGCATCGAGCTGCCTGAGTTTGCACGGCCTGAAGAACTAGAAGCTTGCGACAGTATCTTTCTGCAAAACGCAGAAGCGATCGGCTTCAAACAGGTTGCCCTGGAACGTAGGTCGCCCGGTGACATTCTGATCATGAAGCTTGGTACGCGAACGCCGATGCACGCGGCGATTTTGCTGCCTGATGAGCGGATTTTGCACCAGCGGCAAAACTCTCTAAGTGCAATTGAACCGCTGCGGCGGTACTATGTCGAAAGGATTGCAGCAGTGTTCCGCTATGCAGCAGGTCGTCCGACTGCTGGGTGATCTGGGTGAACGGTACGGCACCGAGCACGTATATCACGACCTGCGGACGCCTGCGGACGCAATCAAGCTGCTTTGCATTAACAAGCCGAAGCTGCAAGAAGAGCTGATTCACGCTCATGAGCATGGCGTCGGCTACCGCCTAATTCAGGCTGGAACGGATCTCGGTTATGACGATCTTCAGTTGCCGCTTGGCAGTAATGATTTAATTTTGACTCCTGTCGTGATGGGCAGCGGCGGCGATGGCACTACTCAGATCTTGATTGGTGTTGGTTTAGTCGCTTTGGCTGCTATCAATCCCTTTGGAGCGGCAGCGATTGGTACGTTTGGATTGACTGCGCCTATTGCGGTTTCAAGCTTACTGCCAGCCGTTGGAGCAATTGGCGCAAGCCTTATTCTTGGCGGCGTTGCTCAAATGCTGTCGCCGCAGCCTGTCCTTCCAACTCTTAGTGGTGGTCGCATACGGGGTAGTGGCGAGTCTGGTTCTACTGATGGTCCGCAATCTGTTGTGCGCGGTTCGGATGGTCGGCAGTCATATATGTTTACAGGCGCTGCAAACACCGTCGGCGTTGGTGCAACGATTCCTGTTGTCTACGGCGAAGTGATTACAGGCAGCCATTTGCTTTCTGCAAAAGTCGAAGTCACCGATGAGTCAGATCCACTCAAGACGGCGATTAAAGAGCCTGGACCGGATACCGTCACAGTCGGCGGCGAAAAAATTAGCGGCCTTACTTATGCTTCTGGATTTAGGTTTAGGCCCTGGAACACAGACACGATCAAGCCTCTTGTCACAGACAGGCGGAAAACAATAACCCTGTCAGAAGGCAATGCCAAGCGGCTAGCAGATGTCGATTACAACGACGACAAACAGCACCAAAATTACATGATTTTATTTGAGCTTACAGACGGATTGTTTGATTACGTAAGCGGCCCTGGTACGACACTTGTTGACGGGTTTATCACCTTTGAAGTTTTGCTGTCACTTAGAGCTACCAACGCAAACGATACAGATGTCGGCCAGTTTAGAGTAACTGTGCAGGGTTTATTGAAGAAAGGTCAACCATATCGCTGGATGCAGTACATTCAGTATCCAACCGTAGATGAAGACCTTGGGCCAGACTCAATTTTCACCAAGGTTACAATTATTGATTTTCGTTGCGATAGCAGTTGTAACCTAAAAATTAGACATAACGGTTACCAGTTGTTAAAAAATAGCGATCACTGGATTGCTCCTATCACCACTTGATAAATGGCGCTTAATTCTACTTCTGTCATTAAGATCATTGACCTGCTCTGCGAAGGTCCAATTGCTGGCATTGTCAACGGGAATAAAGGTGTCTTTTTAGATGAGACTCCGATTCAGACAGGCGACTCGCGCAACTTTTCTGCCGAAGACGTTTCTCATGACTTTAACATCGGCGGAAGAACGCAGAACTTCTTGCCCCAAGCTGGTGCGTCAGCTTCCACCGTAACCAGCATTAACACTGAAATTGGTGAAAATTATTCGGAGACATTAAACGCTGACAACGAGGTTACAGCTCGTGACTACGGCTCAGGACAGCTTATTAGGCAAATCACAGACAGCGAGACAGACTCGTTCCAGCTGCTGTTTTCCATCCCAAGAATGTTTAGCACTGCTGCGGAGGGGCTTGCAAAAGGCCAGCCTTTCAATGGCAGCATTCGCGTTACCGTTTCGGTTCAAGCCGTAGGCACCAGTTACGTCAAAAAGTACGATCGCACAATTACTGGCGTTGCCTTGAATGGCTACCAATTTCAAACACCAAAAATAAATCTAACCGGCAGAGGTCCCTGGAACATTCTTGTCAAAAAAATTGACCTAGGCGAAGATCACTTTGAAGTCAAGTTTGCCAATCTTCAAGACGTTCCTCAAAATACATCTCTTCAAAACGGACGAGCTAATCAACTCATTTGGCAGAGCCTGACAGAAATTCAAAATGTTCGAACTCCTTATCCATACACAGCAGTTGCTGGTTTGTCTATATCGACTCGTCAGTTTGGAAGTTTGCCAACTCGTGCGTATCATTTGCGTGGCAGTATTGTAAAAATTCCGTCAAACGCAAGTGTCCGCAGTGATGGAAGCCTGAGCTTTAACGGTACTTTTGACGGCAGCTTGAAAACTGCATGGACTACGTGTCCTGTCTGTTGCTGGTACGACATGCTCACGCATCCGCGCTATGGAGCGGGTGATT